TGCTCGTTGAATCGTTCCTATGGTCTTTTATGGCTATGGCCTTATAAAGCTTGTATCCGAAGTAATCAACAAGCAGTGGTTGCCTAAAATCAATTTCCTTATAATCTTGCTCGTTGAGCCAAAGCAGCAAATTAAAGTCTGCCTTTTTGTAAAAATCCTTTACAATTTTCAACCGCCAAAATGCGGTGTAAAAGTCGCCATTGCTTGATCCGTAGACCGGACGATAAAACCCGGCTACACTTACTGCGCGTGTGGGCCACTGCGATAAGTATCCAAACTCTGAAATGGCAACGCCTTCGTAAACGAGTTGGTAAGGGTCGCCGCTACTGTTCAATTGCTCAACTAGCCCGTGGTTATAGGCTACCCGATAACCCAACTTTTTGCTCAGTTTCCCGTCTTCATTGTCCCACAACGCCATGAGTGCGGGGGTTGCATCAACGCTGGAACCATCAGGAAGAAACCCGATTTCCTCAACTGTGGTGTCTCGCTCAATGGTTGGCTCAAATATTGGGTTTTCAAGGGTTTTCGTTTCCTCTTTTGCGCCCCCTGTGTCAACGAGTTTTGACCAAATTTGTACAGGAAAATTCCTGCTTGCTATAAATTCATCGCTGCTTTCCTTGAATTGTAGGCGCAAATACCGTTCGTGCTGCTCAGTTATTTCACGTTTGACCAAAGACCCGCCTTGGACCTTAGTCGTTAGGTCCAGAGCAGAGTTTAAGAAAAAGCCTTCCATCACGGTCGCGTCAATGCTGGTTTGGTATGGCGGGTAAAGGCTGATTGTTTTTGTGTTGAAGTCGGGTTTGATAATACCGCTGATCATGTGCTGCATACCCTTGAATAAATCCAGGGCGTTTAAATTAGGATCAATCAAATCACCTAAATTGATTGTGTCGTTTTCGATGTATCGCGGTGGATCGGGTTCAAACTTTACCTCACCGCCTAAATTAAGCGTCCAAGGGTAGTCGATGCCGCCAGGTGTGATCTTGTCCGCATACTCAACAAAGATGCCAAACGAGTCCCCTGCTTGTACGCCTTCAATCCGAAAGTCAATATTTAGGGCAATGGTTTGCGCTTCCCCTGGTATGCCTTGATACTGCTCCACAAAAGGGAAAAATAATTCTTCAGTAGCGGGCCGATTCTGGTATAAAAGCAGCGACCAAGTAGGAGAGGGCAGCCCCGCGGGTGTGGCGGGTAGCGTAATAGAACCCGTTAGCCTGAAATGTAAATCAATATCGGTTTGCCCTGCTGGGGGGTAAAGGTATTCGCCAGGGGCAAACAGGGAGTTGTACAAATCAAAAGGGTCGTAAACTGTATCGGGAAAGATCAAACTATCTTGAGCTCCCGGGAAATCAATCTGTGAATTGTTCGCCATTGTCACCCGCAAAGGGTCTTGTTTGCCGTCGTAGCTGTACCAGTGTTCGCCCGAAATGTACCCATAAAGGCGATTGAAGGGCCAAACATCCCAAACACTACTTTCAAACTGCCAGCCAATGGCGCAAAAACAGGCCCGCATGACCTTGGTGAGGTTAAACCACATCCTCAAATCCTTCAACGTTGCGCTTCCTTCCTGGTTCCAACCTCCGTAACTGGCAAGTGTTGGCGTTGCCATGATCGTTTCATCACTCCAAGCCGCTGCAATTTCTGCGTCTGTGTACTCAAATTCGCCCAAATCTACATCCCGAACCCGTAACCGTTGCAGCTTTTCAGCCCAATTAGAGCCGTAAATTTCGACTTCGTACCCGTCTTCCTTGGTTTCAGTGAGCCGGATTTCGTCAAACTCCAATATTTCGCCATTGTCCCAAACCCAAACATCAATCGCGGTGGTATAGTCTGCAAAGAAATAGTCATTGCCTGGGCTGCGAGGTAGCGTAAAAGACAAAGCAACTTCTTGGCTTACCTTGTTCTCAGTATCAAGCTCACTACGGCTCTTTGACTTGCGTATGCCGTAATCCTCTGGCAAATCAAAATAAAACTCACCATCGGTTAGTAAATGCGCTGGAATGCCAGAAATTTTCTTTGCTTTTATCATTTCGTTGGTGTAGATTTGTGGCGTTGTGAATTATGAGGTCTATTTTTTCATGAGGATATAGGTTAGGATGCAGGGGGTTAATAGCCCCCTTTTTTATTTCAACCACTCACCTAATCCGTGGTCAATAGCGTCAGGAATTGAAGCCCCTGGATTTTCTTGAAGATATTTCATTGCATACAAAATAACTTCTACTTCTAAATCGCCCTCAGCTTTGCCCCAATCAATGCCATTTCTGACCGCGTTAAATGCCTCTGATTCAATTCTGATCAGTTCCTTATCTTCATCATTCAAAGACTCTTCAAAGTTTTCCATTTGATATTTTGTTTTATTTGTGCCACTTCGTGCCCGATGCACTTTTAAACACGCCTTCAAAACGCTTATCCCCTCCCCTGTTCATGTTCACAAAGTTACCTCTGGTCATTTGTAAGCGTTCCAATTTCGATACCGTTCCTGAACTCGTCTCCACTTGCTTAATCCGGTAAATCTGTGGGCTTCGTTGTAGCTGCTCAAACATGCCCCGATTCAATTCGTTGATGGGTTCTGAGATGTACACCAATTCGTTTTGTGCATCGGTGATGGTGTCCACTCTAGCAACATCCTGTATCTGATCTTCGTAGTCACGGCCCCCAGGCTCAAAGATTCGGGTTGACGCCGTCACGCCTTGGTTGAGCACTCGGAGTTCTCCAAAGCGGATACTATCAAAACTCCCAAGATCGCCCAAGTAAATAATCACTTCTTTACAGTCGCAATCTTGATGTGAGAATGTTCTAACCAACTTTTCAGAATACGCGGTTTTCACGTCACCATCTGTATAGGCGAATACCTGAATATCTACGCTATCTGCTGTATCAAGTAGGCCCGTATACGATCCGTTAAGGGTGCCAATGGGTACAAAAAAGAAACGATGCGCGTCGGTGTCGGGGCTTGCCGCAATGGTTTCGGTAGTTTCTCCGATATGAATTGTAAACTCGATTAGGAAAGGATCAGCGGTTCTCCATGCTCCATCATTGACCAAGTAAATACCAGCAAGCTCAAAGAAGTCATTGCACAGATACCGCCGCGCCGGGTTGCCAGTCACCCACTTTACCAGCGGATCACCTGGGCCGTCGTCGCTTGGGTCGGTGGTGTATGGCGCAAATCCCAATTGATCGGTAGGCTGAAAGATGGAATTGACCAGCGTAAACACATCACCTTGCACAATCTCTTCCACGTCTTGTTGACAGATTGAGTTTTGATTGATCAGTGCCGCCCTAAAAAGAATGTCCATGTAAAATTTATCCTCTGCCCAAAACAGCAAATCAGTTTTTGGTTCGTAGGTATTGAACAGGAATGCAGGGTCGAATTTGATGGAGCACACCCCGTTTACCCCGCTGGGATCAATTGCCGCTGATTTACGGCCCACAATTCTATCAGTTCCGGCGTACAAGTCCCAAATCACAAACTTACTTTTCCTGCTTTCGAGTGTGCCGTTTGTACTGCCTACTGTGGGTTCGACAACCAGCGCCGTAAAGTTGAACGTGAAAGACGAAACAACGCCAGGTTTTGAGTTGGTAGCTGTGACAACACCCCCGGCATAAGTAATAATCCAGTCCAGGAACCCAGGTGCAATACTGAGCATACCCGCAAAATTAGCCGCGGTATCTTCTTTGACTGCTTCATGGTGGTAACTGTCCAGAGTAAAAGGCTCTGCGCTTTCGGTGGTGAATGAATTGCCAAGTACCTGAATAACCAGCGCGTCGGCTTCGGCACCATCTACAAAAGTTACCGTGAACGTGGCGTATGTATCCGCACTATTCAGAAAATCCGTTGTGCCTAATACCCATTCCAGGTACTTGCTCTTTGGCTGCGGTACCGTGTCGCTTGGTTGACTTGTTATCGTGAAGCTCATATCTTGCTTTTTTCTTCGGCCTTTGCAATCCTTTCATTTTCCCGGTTGGCTACAACTAGCCCGGCCTCAACCCCTCGCTTGGCTCCGACTCCAACAGCGGCGGCCATGGTCTGGATCGAGTTGGCATCTATTGTAACGATGCTGATAGCAGCCCCGGACACGCCCACATTCATTTTAGAGAAATTTGGTTCAAGCAATCCCCCTTGTTCAAACTTCACCCCATAGCCCCGGTCGGCATTGATGGCAGATAATACAACCCGTTTGCCTGGGAAGTTTACTGCGCTGAGTTGTTTCAAAATAGGGTAGTAGCGTCCGGTGTTGTGCTTGTTGACTATTGCGGTGCCTCCTTGCCCGTCGTCTCCTATCCATTCCCCGCCCTCTGCTTCAATGGTGGTGGTGCCTACCTGAACAGGAACACCGCCGTGTGCGTGGCTTGGCCCTTTGATGATCATGCCTTTGGCAGCTTTTTGTGCGCTGATTTGGGCAATTTGGGAAGTTGTGGTGAAGGTTAGAAATGCAATTTGGGCAGCCTTGTAAAGAGCGCCCAATGGATCAGGAATAATTGATGGAGTAGCCAGGATATTGACAACACCGGATGCCAGCGAAGACAAAGCGGAAGCGATCCTGAACCGCTTTTGCTGCTCAAACTCTTTTTTCCTAATGCGCTCCTGCTCTGCTGCAAGCTCCTTCTCAAGCTTTTCTTTCTTTTTGGTGTTATCCCCAGCGAGTTCAATTTCTTTATCATAGCGTTCCTCTATGGCGTTTAATTCGGACTCATTGCGCGCACTGGCAATGCCTGATATTGCGGCCCCGGCTTCTGTGAGCGTGTCAAAGAATCGGCCAGAGGTGAAAAAGTTGCCAAATTCATCAAGTAAAGCATCCAAACTTACCTCAAAATCTGTTCTGATACGCCCCGTTGCATCCTTAGTGAACTGTGTTGACGCATCGCTGATCTCAAGCCCAAGCCCTGCAAGGCGGTCAATCAAGCTTTTCCCAACTACCCTTAACCCCTTTTCAGCTTGTTGAACCTGTTTTATTACCCCGTCCTCAGTTACGGTTTGGGTACGCTGGAATGTCTTTTCTGAAACGTCTTGAACTTCCTTAACCGCTTCAACAAATCCGGTCAAGTTGTCAAGTAGTGCCTTTTGTTCCTTTTCAGCTTTGCCCAATTGGTTCTTTGCTGAAAATAGGCGCTCAAATAATGCGGGTTGGTCTTTGGGACTTGCCTGGTCAATCTCTTTTTCGAGTCTTGAAACTTCACCCCGCAAGAATGACAATGAATCTTTGGCGAAACTCTCAACTATTTTTTTGGCCTTACCTGCACTGGATGCCAATTTATCCAAGCCCTTTGCCGCCTGTTCTGTACCTGCTCCAAATTGAAGCACATCGCCTTTGCCTTTATCAACAAGATCGGTGAACGTTTTTACACTTGCTGTTGATGCTTTTGTTTTCTTTTCTACCCTGTCAAATGGCCCAAAAATAAGCTCCCCAAACTCAACGGATTTCCTGCCAAGAAAATCAATGCCCTGGATTAATTTTGTTACCGTAGCAACCAAGAACTCGAACGGCTTTTGTGCAAGTTTCCCGGCTTTGTTCAGCAAATCAAAAGCAGCCGTCAATCCACCTGATTCTTTACTTGCCCCGCTTAAACCCTTTGCAAGATCGCCTACGGCTTCGCCTAATGGCGCAATAGTTGCGCCCAATTCCTGGATGCCTGTACCTGCATCCCTCGCTCCTTGAATCAAAGCCAAAAAGAAGTCCTGAACATCGGAGGACACAAAAAATTCTCGGATGTCGTTTATTAATCGATCATAAGCCCCGGCAAGGTTTTCATTTTTGGCGGCGGCTTCATCGAGTAACGATTGTTGACCCTCAAGAGCTTTGTTTGCAACGCCGATATTTTGTGAAAGTCTTTCATTGGCCTGCCCAAGCTTCAAGAATGTTTCAAGCTCTCCGGCCCCGGTAAGCCCAACGGCTTTTAGTTTGCTTGACAGGTCAACATTGTCCTTAGATAGTGTTACGGCTCGGCTTGATGCCAATTGTAAAGCTTTCACCAGATCAGTATTTACTAAGTCTGTGAATGACTTAGCCTCAATCCCTGCATCTTTCAACACCTTTGGGGTAATCCCAAATTCTTTGGCAAACTTCTTTGAGTCTTGAGTAAGTGCTTGGAAGATACGCCCCGTTGCGGTGCCGCCCCTTTCTGCTGTAACGCCCAATTCTTCCAGGCTTGCAGATATGCCTAGGATTTCACCCGCCGTAAGTCCAAGCGGTACACCAAGTGCGGCGATACGGGTTGAAAAATCGGTGATCCCGTTGGCTGACGCTGCGCCATTTGCGGCTAAAACATTCAATCCGTTGCCAAGAGAAAGTAAGTTTTCTGCCAGCAATTCACCATCCGTTGTAGCACCAAATAAGACGTTTGAAAGCTTTCCAACTTGATCCGTTACAACTTCTACATTGCCCCCAAAATCATCACCCAGGGCCACATTCAGCACGTCAATTGCCTTGGTAAATTCAAACACGCCCTTTTCACCCTCTACACCCAATCGACCCGCAACCGTGGAGATATTCAATAATTCCTCTAAAGTTGTGCGCGTGTCCAGCTTTTTCAATTCCTCGGTAAGCGAGGTAACTTGATCGAAGCTTAAGCCCGTTGTTTTGACCACATTGGCTTGTATGTCGGCAATCGCTTTATTTAGCTCAAAGAGTTCCTGCAATCCCTGTTTTGCCAAGGCAGCCACGGCAACAATTCCCCCGGTAACTAGCCCCCCGGTTAAAGCATCGCCAAGTTTATTGAATGAGTTTGAATAGTTACCAACATTTCTTTGGAAGTTGCCAAGGTTGGCATCAATGCTTTTGAGTTCCCGATCAAGTTCTTTGATCCGTGTAATTGTGCGTTGACCAAACGCCCCCTGTCTTTCCTCTGCTGTCAGGTCTTTGTAGGAGTTACGAAGCCGTACCAATTCAGCGTTCAGTGCTCGGTATGAGTTTTTACCCTGATCCGCATTTTGTTTGAATTGATTAATAGCGTTGCGCTCTTCCTGCCTCTGCTCCTGCTGGATCGTCTTGAGTGCTGCGATCTGGTTTCCAAGCCGCTTGTATTCGTCGGTGTTGAACTTCTCGGCCTGACGGGCTTTGGTGGTGTCCCGTATGGCCCTAGCTAAATCCTCTTGGCTGTTGACCGCCGTTTTTACGCCTTTGATCTCGACTTCGTAAACCAGAACTTTTGTCATGCTGCTATTTTTCGTGCTTCTTCAATCGCTGCTTGGTAGATTTCGTCAAAGTTTTCTACCAAAAGCTCAAAGACTTTGAATTGCTCTTCGATGATTTTTTCCGCGTTCATCTCAAATCCAAACTTTATCCACTCAGTACGTCGCCCATTCTTTGAAAAGGCAAACGATCCAGGCAGCGGGAACCCAAGAACAGCGGCTTTATTGAGCGTCAGAAACGTGAACCGCTTTAGACTCGACTCCGAAAGCCCAGGTTTTACAACTCTGGCCCACTGCAACAACCTTGCCTCAGCCGCCGCGCTTGTGTCTACCTTACTTGCTGGTATTCCCGTGTCCAAATCTAAAAGGTAATCGTTGCCCTCTATGCCAATGCGCAAAGTATCTCCGACACTTTCGACAACTTTTGCCTTTAGCGAGGCGATGCCCCGGCCTGTTGCAACGTGGCCTTGTTCGCTCAATTCGTCCTTGCCTTTTTCAACTAGGCTTTCCACGGCGTTGAGGGCAATGCCTACCAATTCCTGATACGTGACTATCCGCATGACTCGCAGTTTGTGACGGGAACAACTGAGCTTGTTGGGTCGCTGTACTTCATTCGTGTTTCAATGGTTTCGCAAACTTGGATAGTAAACTCCACTGCGTAACCCCTCGCGCCGCCAATAGCCCCGTCACTGTATTTGGTGAACTTCCAGCGTTCAGGTGCGGTAATGAGGTTTTCAAGCCATTCCCCCGGCTCCAAAAGGTATACGAAGCCCTCATTTGCTACTTTCCATAAATATTCATCGTGTGTCATCCAA